AGAAAACGTTAAAAAGAGTCAATAATGAGTAAGATTATACTCAAAACAGGCAAAAAGAGTTAAAAAGAGGGCAAAAGGGTATATAAATGTGTTATAATATATCAATGTTTATATGGGGAAAGTGTCTCTGGGAGTCGTGTGGGTAAAAAGGTTGTCAAGGGCATGTAATTATGAATTATAATATACTTCTATCACAACAGAATACTTGGATTTGGATAATGACTGCATTTTTAATACTAATGTATATCTTACGAGTTCTTTGGTCCTAGGATAGCACTACAACGCACACAGAGCCACCTACAAGCCATTTAAATACTAAAGATGACTACTAACACAACAAACTGGAAAGTTAACGACACAGAGCAATGGAAAGAACTAGGGATAAAGTGGATGGACGGATACAACATAGAAGATATAACCCTGAAAGGAAAGAAATATGTATTCAATAAAAAACAAGCACAATTTATAAATGCAAAAAATGACTATATATTGTATTCTGGTGGATATGGATGCTTACCTGGATATGCTCCGATAAAGACAAAAGACGGATATAAAACAATCAAGGATATTTCTATTGGAGATAGGATTTTGGGCGAAGAGAACGGGACGACAAAAGAGTGTTCTGTTATAAATAAGATAAATTCTGGCAAAAAGGAAGTATTTAGAATACATACAGTAAGTGGTAAGTTTATAGATGCTACGAGAGAGCACATTTTTAAAATAAAAAGACAATATTGGGTTCACGGAAAATACAGAAAAGAGACCGAAGAGTGGAGTATTGATAGGATTATAAAGTATCTTGATGCGAATAAACTTAATAGTAAGAATATTGGGCTTGTAAGACCAGATTATATTACCTATCCAGACAAACCGAAATTAAAGATAGACCCATACTTATTAGGAGTTCTATTGGGAGATGGGCATATCGGGAAGTATTGTATCGGACTAACTTCTGATTTAAAAGACAAAGATTTAAGGGATAAGGTAAATGGCAAATTAAAACAATATAATTGTCGCCTGAGTAAACATAAGGCACAATATTCTTATGGAATCGTATCTAATGATAGCAAAAATCGATTAAGACAATTATTTAAAGATATCGGCGTAGAATCTGGTAATAAGTTTATACCAGAGGAATATTTTAGAACAAGCAGAAAAAACAGATTAGAATTACTTGCCGGGCTTATAGATACGGATGGATATCAATATACTGGCAAATATGAATTTGTAAATAAAGAAAAACGATTATCTGATGGATTCAAACGATTAGTAGAAGAATTGGGTGGAAAGGCGACAGTAAATATAAAAAGAATAGACGACACTGATTATTATAGGGTTTACTCTGCTTTAAATTGTAAAGTTCCTTGTGCCCTGAAAAGAAAACAAAATAGTGGAAAGCAGCAAAGAGATTATAGGAAAGATAGAATTGACGGATATGAGAGTCTGGGAGTTATGGATACTTACGATATAACGATAGACAACGAAAGCAGCTGCTTCTTATCTTACAATGATTTTATAACACATAATTGTGGAAAGAGTTTAGCACTGTACGTTAAATTGATATTATTAAGCCTTTTCTTCCCAGGGAATCGTATTCTTTTAGGAAGAAAGACATTAAGTGACATTGATAGAGCTGTATTACCGGATTTATTTGACTTATTGCCGAGCAGTTGGTATGCACATCGAGTTAAAGATGCTGTTATCAATTTCTCTAATGGTTCTCAGATACTTCTCTTTGGTTTAGATGCCCTCCAGACTGGTAGCGAGGGAGATATTAAGAAAGCAGAACAGAAAGTAAAATCCTTGAACCTCGGAGCATTCTTTATAGACCAGCTGGAGGAGATTGAATACAATGTATTTGATGCACTAGGCACACGATTAAGGCGAGAGGGTAATGTTTTATTGCGACAGGGCAATATGACTACCAACCCTGCTAATTTTTGGGCTTATCATTATTTTAAAAAGGGTCTTGTCCGAACAGATGAAGGATGGATGCCTCCCAAGAAGAAGTTAAACAATTTATTACTAGAAGGTTCGTTATTTGATAATAAGCATCTGCCAAAAGATTACATAGACAAGCAGATGAATCATACAGAAAAATGGATTAAGAGATATGTTTATGGAGAATGGTCTCCCGACGTACTCACAGATAGGGCAGTGTTTGGACAGGAATATATTACCAAACTGGAAACACTGGCTAAAAGACCAAAAAGCAAAGAAGAAGGCTGTGAGATATGGGAAGAGTATATACCAGGAATGAGATACAGAATGGGCATTGACCCATCAGAGGGACAAGTAGACCCATCATCAATAACAATCATAACGGAAGATGGCAGGAAGGTAGCTAAGTTTAATGGGTATATCCCGATATTCGCACTGGGGAATAAGGTTAATTTTCTATACTACAAATATCATAAACCTTTGATAATCCCAGAAGTAAACGCCGCAGGGCAAGCCTTACTGCTACAGATAAGAGACTTAAATGTTTATAGGCGTAAAACCTATGAGGAAAGATGGGATAAAGAACAAGAGAAATTGGGTTGGAAAACAAACTACCAATCAAAACAAGCTCTAATAGATAATTTTCAGGATTTATTAAGAAAAGATTTCATAGAGATTTACGACAGAAAGACCATCGATGAATTCAAAACATTTGTCTGGTCTGATTCTGCAAGAGAGAAAGGTGCTGGAGCTCAACGAGGGTTTCACGACGACGATGTAATGTCGACAATGCTTGCTTATTGGGAACTAACCCCCGGTACGCTCAAGAAAAAGCAAAGAATAGAGGCAAAAAGGTCTCATAGAAAAATTAAACGGTTTCAATATAAATAATATGCCAAATGGAAAACCAAGAACAACTGCCGAAAGAAGAAAACGTCATTTGGCCAAATATGGAACATTAAAGAGCTTCTCTTTAAAGAGAAAGGGAAAAAGACAATGAATACATTAGACACAATAAGAAAAGAGATAGATGACTTCAATGATAACTCAATAAAGATTGTTGATGGTTATGAATTCAACCAGAGAGATACAATAAATAAAATCTATCTTTACTATAATTCTAAATATCAATCTGGTGACATAGACGACCAGGGAGATAAAAAATACTTTAATAACATAACAAGGAATCCTTGTAATGTTGCTGCTAAAGCAGTAGATTTTGATACAAAAGATATTAGAATACAAACAGCCGGTGGTGGAAACCCTTTGAAGACTTGGTTCTTTGAAAGGGATTTAAAGTTTTGGATGAAAGACCAGGGCTTTGGGAAGACTCTTAATAGGCTTTTTCACGAGTTACCAATTTTCGGCTCAGTCGTATTAAAAATCATAGATAACGTACCTCATTTCGTAGACCTTAGAAACTTTGTAGTTGAGCAATCAGCTGACAGCTTAGATAAGTCTGGATACATAATAGAGGTTCATAACTATACTCCAATGGAGTTTAGAAAGACGGGGAAAGAAAAGGGCTGGGATAATATAGAGAAAGTAATGAAAGATTTTAGAGCAATGGATGTGCCATATATCAAGGTTTATGAGAGATATGGAGAAGTAGAGAAAAATGGAACTTACGATTACAAAAGAACATTATTGGCAGATGTTGGAAAAGACATTATAGAACATGATGTCGTTACCCCCTATCAAGGATATTTATTAGAAGAGAAACCAGTAAAGTCTCATCCTTACAGAGAATTCCATTGGGAGAAAATCCCAGGCAGATGGCTAGGCATAGGAAGGGTTGAAATAATATTTGACCCCCAGGTAAGGGTAAATGAGATTTCTAATCAACAAGCTAAGTCATCCTATTGGTCTACGCTACGGTTATGGCAAACACGGGACGAAGGACTCGGGAGCAACCTATTGACTGACGTAGACAATGGAGATGTTCTCATTGTAGAAGACCCTTTAACTCAAGTGGACATGGCCGATAGGAACTTGGCTTATTATTCCCAGGAGATACAAAGGTGGATGCAGAATAGAGACGAACTTACTTTCTCTTATGATGTGAATCGTGGAGAGAGATTGCCGGCAGGAACACCATTGGGCTCTGCACAATTAGCAGCGGGAATGGTAGGCTCATACTTTGACCAAGTCAGAGAGAATATAGCAATGGATGTCAAGGAGCTTCTTTATAATGTGATTATTCCAGGATTCAAGAAACAGAATAATACAGAGCATATTTTGAGAATAGCTGGAGAAGACTTAGATAAATTAAATGCTTTGATTGTTTCTCAGAAGACGAAGGAAAGATTATTCAGTTATGTTAAGGAACATCTTAAATTTCCAAGTAATGAAGAATATGAACTATTAAAATCTGTTGTTAAAGAGAAAGCTAATTCTGGAAATGAGAAAATGGTTTCTATTCCAGCTAAGTTTTATGAGAATGTCAAATATAAAATTAAGATAGTAATAACTGGAGAAGCCGTAGATACAAGGGTAAGAGCAGCTAATACAATGATGGCAATGCAGGCAATACAGTCCGACCCAACAATACTGCAAGACCCAGCAAAGAAAAAGTTATTCTTTAGCTTCTTGGAACAGGGCGGATTAAATCCTTACGACATTATATCAACAGAAGATATGAGCAATGTATTAGAACCCAAAATGGGTGGTGGGGGAATCTCAA